GTCGGTCCACTCCATCCGCACGCCGCCGTAACCGTCGTCCAGCTTCAGCAGCGTCCGACCGATGGTCGCCTGCATCGTGACCTCGTCCGCGCCGCGCCGGTAGACGACCGGGCGCGAGGCGTGGGTCTTGAGCTGGTCGGCCAGCCAGTCGGAGCCGGTTTGCAGCAGATCAGGCATCGCTTCCTCACTGGAGCATGCGCACCCGCGCCGTGGGGTCGGCAGGGGCCGCGGCGCGGACCACCTTGCCGACCTGCTTGTTGCCGGCGGCGGTGGTGGTCACCACCTTGGCCACGTTGTCCCAGTACACGATAGTCCCGACCGCCAGAGCGCCGGCGGCCTTGGCGAAGTCGAAGACGCCGACCACGGCCAGCGCGCCGAGCTTGTTGGCCTTGATGTCCAGCTTGGCGACGCCCACCAGGTCGCCCTGCACGACCACGTCGCCGGCGGCCACGTCCGCACCCGGCGTGTAGTCGATGGCCGCGCCCTCGTGAACGAAAGTTGCTTGAGGCATGGATCAGTCTCCTTGCAAAAGTCGGTTACGCGCCGGCGCTCTTGACCACCGCCCGGTAGTCCTGCATGGCCACGCCGAAGTCGAAGTAGCCGCGCCACTTCATGCCCAGCGTGTCGAAGTCGGTCTCGCCCGACTCGATGGTCGGCGTCCGCTGGCCACGGAGGTACGCGATCTCCATCGCCGCCACGTCGGCCGGGTTGGCGAACAAGTACCAGGCGGTGGCGCTGCCGCCGGCGATCCCTTGCGAGTTCAGGTAGGGCGAGGCCAGCGGAATCCACTTGCCGGCGTGCGGGTTGTTGGCCGGCTTGGCGCTGGTGGTCAGCTCGTTGACCCGCGTCTCGGTCATCAACTGCTGGGCCACGACCTTGAGCGACGTGGGCACGAGCAGAATGGCCGGCGAGATCAGGATCGGTTTGCCGTCCTTGTCCACCTGGTCCATGAACAGCTGCTCGGCCGTGGTCAGCGACGTGATCTGCAAGACCGAGGTCGCGCCGGAGAAGAAGTTCTTGTTGCCCGCGCTGAAGAAGCCGCCGGGGTTGGAGAGCAGCAAGGTGAACACCGCCGATTCGACGGCCAGGGCCGACTGCCGACCGAGGATGCGCGGGATTTGCAAGAACGCCCCCAGGTCGTCGTTGATGATCATCTGCCGGGTCAGGGCGATGATCTTGCCGTAGGTGTCGATCTGGTTCGTGTAGGCTTCCTCGGTGAGCTGGGCGTGTTTCAGCTCGCCGTCCGGCCCGACCTTCTCGAAGGTGCCCTGGCCGGTCATGCGGTAGCGCGTGACCTGCTTGAAGTCGTTCACATCGGCCTGGGCACAGATGCGGACCGCCACGCTCTCGACCGCGCTGTAGGCTTCCAGCAGTGCCTTGTTGGCGACGTTGGACAGGATGCCCGACAGACTGATCGTCGAGAAGCCGCCCGCCGCCGCGCGAAGGGTGCGGTCGGCCTCGAAGGCGGTACGGATGGTGTCGTCGTTCATCCGGCCCGGCCGGGCGTGCCCGCCGGCGGCGTGGATGACGTGGTAGAACAGCTCGTGCAGCCCCATGCCGCGCAGGTCGCGGGAGCGGGCGGCCTCGACCGCCTGCTCGCCGTACCAGCCGACCACCTTGGCCTCGGGCATTCGCACCGACAGGCACAGGGCGGCCTCGATGGCAGCGGCATTGTGAAGCTTGTTTCCGGCCTGAATCGCCGGGCCCTGGGGCCGGGAAACACGGAGCACTTCCAGCTCGGCGCGGGTTGCGTCCCAGCCTTCTTCGATGGCCCTCGCCTCGATGTCGCCATGCTTGCCGCACACCTTGCGGATGGCGGCGATGCGCTTGCTCTCGGCCGCCGCCGCGGCGCGGATCGTCGCTGCCGGGTTCGGATCATCCCCTTCGGGCAGCGTCGGTGCCGGCTTGCCGGCCTGGGCGTCGAAGATCATCCGCAGGCACTTGGCCTGCTGCTCGTTCAGGGCGTCCACGGCGAAGCCCTGCGACTCGGCCCACTGTGCAAAGTCCATGTTGGTCTCCTTCGATTCGCTGGCGGCGATCTGGGCGGACGTGTTCTCGTCCGCGCCGAGCACCACGAAGCTGATCTCGCCCAGCGTGGCCCGCCGGGCGATGTTGACCGGGCCGGCGAACTCCCGGCCGTTGGCCTGCGACGTCTTGCCCTCGGGCACGAACTCGACCTGCTCGGCCCGCGCCCCGATGGACGCCTGCCAGGCGAAGCCCCGGTCGTTGAGGGCGATCACCTGCCGGGCCTTGGGCGAGTCGCCCATGACCTGACCGGCGACGACGAGCTGCTCGTTCATCACGGCGATGGAGTCGGTCTGCCCCATCACGAAGTCCACGTCTCGCGTGTGGTCGAGCAGGATCGGACGGCGCTGCTTGCCGACTTGCAGCCCTTGCAGATCGACGACCACCGGGTAGCGCCAGCCGGCAAGCTGCATGTCCCCGCCGGTGTACGCGGTCATGGTGAAGCGGCGCAGCTTCTGGGTGTCGCCGTCGGCCGGGGCCGCTTCCAACTCGACCGATGTCGCCAACAGGTTCAGTGCCGCATCAGGCGGCTTGCTCTTCGAGGTCGGCTTCTTCATCAATGGGTTCCTCTCGATCATCCGGCGTCGGCGTGGCTTGCGCCGGCGTCAGTCCCAACTCCTGCATGAGCGCGATCTCCTTGGCCCGCTGGCGCAGGGCTTCTTCCCAGTCCCGGCCCTGCCGGGCGTATTCGTGGGCCAGCGTGGTCGTGTGATCGGCCAGGCGCGTCGCCTGTGCCGTCGCTTCCTTGGCGGGATCGACATGCTCCTGGCCGTCCCAGAACCACTGGTGCGGCCAGTCGCCGATGGGACCGAGGCCGGCGGGCAAAAGGCCCGGAATCAACGCGGCCTCGTCTAACCAAGCGGCGAGGATGCGGTCCAGGACCACGCATTCGAGATGCGCCTGATCGACGCGGATCGCCTTGAAGTAGGTCTGGTGGTCGAGGCGACCGGAGGCGTAGTTGTAGCCCGACGAATTTCCCGCCGCGACGTTGAACGGTGACCGAAAGACGTGCAAATGGCGAACAACTATGAACGCGGAGACCTGGCGGTCCAGCCTTGCTGATGGCCCAGGTTGCGAATCTTGCCGGAGAGCGTCGCCTGGGCCAGGAGGCGCGACGCGAACGCCTTGTGGATGCCAAGGGCCTCGGACACCTCGCCAAGGTAGACCACGCCGCCGTGCTCGCGGACGAACCGGGCGGCGTCGCGCCAGCGGCCGGGGCCGGCCAGGTCGTCGTCGGTCAGCGGGATCGTCCCCTTCGAGCCCAGGTCGTCGCGCAGTTCGATGGCCCCGTCCCACAGCGTCACGCGGTAACGGCCGTCGCCCAGCCTCGTCCGCCGCAGCGTGATCCGCTTGACCGTCTGGCGAATCGCGAACGCCAGCTTCTCTCGGTCGGCCTCGTTCAGATGATCGAGAAGCTGGTCGATCCGGGCCATGATCGCCAGGGATTCGGGCGTTGGCCCGCCCTCGCCGCGTGCCTGCTGGAGCTTCTCCTTGAGCCTGGCCTCCTCGTCGCGCCACCTGGCCAGCAGCCGCGAGATGCCCGGCACGTCCTCGGGGTTGGCCAGGGCCAGGTTCTCGGTGCCGCGCTCGATCCTGGCCCGCACCGCGCCGAGCTGTTTCTCCAGGGCCTCGACGTTGGCCTGGGCCTTGCGCGTCCGCCGGCTGATCTCGGCCTGGATCGCCCGCTGGTTGCGCTTGTCGGCCAGGTAGTCGCGGAGCTTGGCCAGGACGGCGTTCTCGACGACCTCAGCACGGAACGACGGCCGATCCGACTCGTGCGGGTACTCCTCGTAGAAGCGCGGGGCCAGGCCGTAGTAGCGGCGGGGCGGGCGGTCGCTGTTCCGCATCGTGTAGCCGTGCAGGCGGCGCTCCGAGCCGGCCAGGTAGACCAGGCTGGTGAGCAGGTAGCGGCCCGGCGTCGTCGCCCTGGGCGTGCGGTAGCGGCGCTGCACCGCCTCCTGCGCCCGCGCGAAGACCTGCCGGCTGACCAGCGGCTCGTGGACGTTTTTATGCGTGATGCCACCCTCGTCATGCAGGCTGCGGAAACGGCCCCGGCGCTTGCGGCCCAGCACCAGGTCGCCCGCGTAAACCGGGTTGGTCACGATTCGCCGGACCACCGTGCCGTTGAAGCGCCTGCCGGCGAGCGTCGTGCAGCCGCGCCGGTTCAGTTCCCTGGCGACCGAGCCGTAGCTGATGCCGTCGCCGATGGAGTCGAAGATGTACCGCACCGCCCCGACCGCCTTCGAGTCAATCGCCGGCACCAGGCGCGACGACCAGCCCGGCGGCTTGCGGAACTTTTCAGTGCCGCCCACGCGCCGGACGACGCGGCCGGCCTCGTCGAGGATTTCGCGGTCGTAGCCGAAGAGCGCCCCGCCTTGTCGCTGACCCTGCTTGACCGCCAGGCGCTTGCCACTGACGACACGGTCGGCGAGGCGAATCGACTCCTCGCGCGCCCCGTACTGATCCACGATGGCGGTCAGGAAGCCGCCGAGGTTGTCGAACTGGAGTTCGCCGCGCTGGCAGGTGACGATGGCCACGCCGGCGTCACGCAAGAGCTTCCAGTGCATCATCACATCGAAGATGTCCTCGCGCGACATGCGCGACTGCTCGGAGACGAGCACGGCCGCGAACGTGCCGGCCTTGGCGTCGGCGAGCAGTTTCTGGAACTCACACCGCTTGCTCGACTCGGTTCCAGTGAGTCCGTGGTCCTCGTACCAGCGGATGATGCGATAGCCCTGCCGGCTGGCCAGGGCGTTGATGTCTTGCCGCTGCCGTGCCGGGCTGTCCTGCTGCTGGTCGGTGCTCATGCGGATGTAGCCGACCGCTGGCTTGCGATTGTCGGACATGCGTCCTCCTTTCTTGGGAATGCGGCGAGCCGCGTGTGACGGCTCACCTGGTTTCGCGCGGGCCAGGCGACCATTGCCCAGCCCGCCTCATCACCGTCAGTTACGAGCTGGTCCGCGAGACAGCAAGCGAGTTTCGGGGGGATTTCGCAGGATTCCGCATGCCAAGGGGCGGTGCATGGAGGCTGGGCATGGCCTGTTTCGGTGGTCTGGCCTGACCTTTCGCCGACGTGTAGAATCACCTTGCCCGTGTGCGTTGCACGGGTGCTCGGAGACGAAGTAATGCAAGCGCTGATCCGACAAAGCGACCAAAGCCCGTTGCCCGGTACGACGAACTGCCGGTACGACATGATCCGACGGCCAACATGCTCCAAGGAGTGGAGGGGCGCCAGCAGCAACGGGCAGAGAACCACACCGCATTTATTCGGCAAGGGAGCTTATTCGTAGGGCCGAGGAACCCGGCCCCTTTCACAACTTCCCTGAATCCTTCAACGCTGAAATCTTCCGGGGCAACCGGCAAGTCATCAGCGACAACTACATCCTCTATACCCAGCGTGGCTCGATCAATGGCGTGGAGGGAACCTTTGAGATTGGAGTTCGCCCATCTGCATCCGGCAGAAATGAAGTCATTGTGCATCGCTTCTTCCGCCCTGATCCAAGGAGGTGAAGCGATGCATCTGGAAACATTCGGCTTTGTAACGAATTATGTTGCAGAAGAGAAGCCGCATTCTCGACCCTCGATCACTTTCCACAGCCCCAGGGCGCAGACCGCAAGGGAGGGCTTGGTCTTGGAGACCGCAACAGGCCCAAAGGTCCGTGTCGAGGTAGTAACCGGAAAGGGAGATGTATGGGTTGGGGAATTTGAGGCAGGGCCGGGAGGACTATCTGGTCTTTTTGCCACGCCATGCCCCGATGATCTGTGTGTTGTCAACGCTGGATATGCTTACCGAATACCAACCCCCACGCCGAGTCGTTATGACCTTATCCCAGCGATTCCAGTCAAAAATGTGCTGAGAGTTCCTCGTAAGGATGTTCTGGTGTTCGTTGACTATGTTCGACTCACTGCTCTTGGTCCTGCTGGATTACTTTGGCAGTCGGCGGACGTGTCTTGGGACGGGATAAAATTGCTTGAGGTGTCAAGTGCTTTTATTCGTGGGCTGGGCTGGGATTCTCCAGGCGACAGAGATGTAGAGTTCGTTGTAGAAGTTGAAACAGGACACACAGAGGGAGGCTCAAGTCCAAACACATACTGCGTACCCCTTCGCTGAAAAATGAAGTGCATCCGCTACCAGAAGCCCCGCCTGACCACCTTCGCCCCCCTAGGTTTTTCAATCCCATTTCCGAGCTGAGTTCTCAACTCTGCAACAGCGACCCATCGACGCTGACGACCACGCTGACGCCAACCATATCGCACCGTGAACATCAGGACAAATCGGATAGCCGGCCCGTCCCGGAAGCGTTCCCGCCTTCACCGCCGACGGCTACAATAGTCACCATGCCAGCATCCCAAGACAAGATGGGTTCCCTGCCGGCGTATGCAGGACGGCTGACGGCGTGTGCCCTCGCGATGCTGCTTCTTCTTTTAGCCGCCGTGGCCGCGCCGAGTCTGGCCAGCACGCCGCAAAACCGCGCCGGGGAAAAATCCGCCGCGAACGCAGCAGCGATCCTCCCCACGACGCCGCAACTCCTGGAATCGCAATGGAGAAACGCCTCCCCCCGTCAATACGACGCGCCAGGCGATAGTTTCACTTTGAAAGAACGAAGCCCAGAGACCCACTGGCCATATCCCCGAGCCGCCGGGGTGCGCCAGGCCCCGGCGGCTCACGACACGCAACCAACTTGTCAAAGAACGTCGCGGGCGGCAGAACCGCCCGGTCAGCGCCGTAACCCGGCGCAGCCTATGGCTCCAGCATGGCGTCGCGGACGGCCTGCATTTGCTTCTCCAGGCCGGCGAGCTGCTTCAGCACCTCGGCCAGTTCCTTCTCGCACTCGATGGCCTTCGCCTCGCGCCGCTCGGCCCGCTCGCGCAGCTCCTGCTCCTTGTGCGCCGACGAGGTGTGAGCGGCCTCGGCCCGGTCAGACTTCGCCCAGGTCCGGCTGTCGTTGATCGCCTGCCGCAGCTTGAACGAGCGGTCGTGGGCCTCGTCGTGGCGGCGCTGGAGGTCGGCCAGTCGCTCGCACAGCTCCTCGTCGGGACACGTCTCAACGAGCTGGTGCCGGGAACGCTCCGCTTCCTGCATCGCCTGCCGCAGCATCTCCAGCCGACCGTGCAAGGGCGCGGTCGTCTCCGTGTGCTGCTGTTCGGCGGCTTCCAACGCCGCGTCGGCCTTGAGGAGCTGCTGCTCGACTCCCTTGCGTTCCGCCTCCAGCTTCGGCACCGAGTTCACCTGTGCCCTCATGGCGAACCGCCGCTGGTACAACTCGACGGCCGCACGGAGGTCGTCAAGCGACTTGCCGGTGTCACTCAGGACACGCTCCACCTGGTCGGCGTCAGGCTCCTGGCTGTCGGCGATGGCCCGGACCAGGGCGCGGAAGTCATCGACCCGCGCCTTCGCGCGCTGCTGCTGCTTCCTGGTGATCTTCTCGAACAGGCCCGTCAGACTCATGCGATCTTCTCCTTCTCGAAAACGTGATGGGAAAGCCAGTGGGCCAGGTCGTCGGCCCACAGGCGGGAAAACTCCTCGGGCGGCGGGCTGGCCAGCACGTCGCGGATGCGGGCATCGGCCAGGCGGACTGGCTCGTCGCCCAGTGCGTCGCGGTAGGCGTTGGCGTGCGACAACCCATAAAGTCGGTTCGGGCAGACGAGTGCAGGGCCGATGCACACGCCGGCAGCCTCGGCACGATGGCGCAGATGCAGTGCGGCCCGGATGAACCGCTCGCCGTGATCCTGCAATCCTGGTCTTTCCGGCATGTCTTCGTTGGGCGGATCCTGCACGTAAGCGGCCAGGACGATGGCCTCGAATGCAAGCCTGGCCGGTTCCGCGTCGCTGCGGTCGCGGAACGACCACGAGCGTTCCAGGATGTGGGCGAACTCGTGCAGCACGATTGCGAAAACGGCGCGTTCGATGTCCTCGGGTGCCTCGTCGCCGAACTGCAAGTCGTTGATGACCATGCAGGGGCCGCGGCCGCGCCAGGATGAACCGATATCGTGGCGGAGGTACAGATCGAGCGAGTGGGAGGTGAAGCCGTCGCACACGCTGGGGCCGCCCAGGATGCTCTTGATCCGCGACAGCGGCACGACGTAAAGCGGCAGGCCGGCCAGGTCGAGCGGGGCGATCCGGCGGCACAGCGTCTCGGCCCGGGCGCACAGGTTGGCCACAGGTTCGCCCAGGTTCGCGCACGTCGCGTTGTGTTCGCGTTCTTGGTTCACGATTCGCCTCCGATCTGCCTGGCCAGGGAACGCCCCCAGCGGGTTCGGTGCAGGCCCTCGCATACGGCCGTCCGGTCGGCCTGGTCGCCGGCGAGCGCCAGGGCGCGGCGCAATCCGTCCGGGGTCGGCACGAGGAAGCGGACGCGGTCGCGCAATTGCTCCGTTACGCGGACGACCTGGCCCCGCGCGGCCAGACGCCGTGCTGCCCGCGAGAACGACATCCGCCGGGCCGGCGGCAGTGGCTTGCCGACCCAGACGGCGGGCGCGAAGGGCACGCCCGAGCCGCACATGCCGACGATGAAGCGGTCGCCGGCGTCGAAGGCGTCGTCCGGCACCTCGGCAAACTGCTCGATCTCGGCCAGGATGCCGAGCAGGAGCAAACGGGAATCGGCTTCGATGGCGGTCATGGCGAATTCGGACACTCCCGTTGCAGACAACAAACACTCTCATGGTTCGCGGCTGTTCCCGCTGGCCGCGCGTTTTGAGGATTCGCCGGGAAGGAACCATTGGCAGCCTTCACATCCGTCACGCCGTCACGTTGCCGTTGTCGCCAGCGAACCCATGTGACGGATTGACGGATGTGACGGCTATTTCCCGATGACGCGCCCAGAGGGGTAAAACATGAGCGCGTATATGTGTGCGTGTATTTCATGTTCATGTTTTGGGGTCCTGGACCGATCATCCCGAATTTGCCGTCACTATCCGTCACTCCGTCACACAATCGACCTCGATCCGCCCTCGGTGACGGATCGGGCCGGTTCAGGTTCCGCGAATTCGTGCAAACATGAACGCCAAGTTTGTTCATGTGACGAAACGGGTTTTCGCGATCCGTCACCGTTCCGTCACATCTCGCCGGCCTGGTCGCCTGTGAGGTTCTGCAAGGAATAAGCCAGCGCGATCCCTTGCCAGCACTTGCCGTCGCGGGTGTGGACCTTGGCGAAGCCAGCCTGCTTGCCGCGATTCTCCATCCACACCGAGAACCGCCGCTGCGGCATGACCCGCTCGCCCGAGTCGGTTGCCCACTGGCGGTAGGCGTCGTACAGGTCGCGGCTCGACGTTCGCGCCTCGCGGTTCAACACACAGCAGTCGCTCAGGAACTCGCCGAGCGTGTCCATCTCGTCGCGGTAATCGGCCGTCGCGACGCGGACCTCGGGCGGCTCGCCCAGGCCGTGGCGCTGCCAGTCGAGGCTGCCGGCGATGGCCCAGTTCAGGATGCCCGGCAGCTCGGCCTCGAACTCGCGGAGCATCTGGTCCATCGGCCGGCGCTCATCCTCCGGAATGCGGATGACGAACGGCACCAGCCGCAGGCGGTCCCAGATGGCGTCGTCGGTGCCGCTGATCCTTGGCCGGTAGTTGGTGCTGAGGAAGATCTTGAAGTGCGGCGTGAACTCGAACCACTCGCCGCGCATGAACCGGGCCACGACGCGGTCGCCGCCGGTGATGTCCTTGACCAGTGCCTCGTCGAGGCGGTTGCCGTCGCCGGTTTCGCTGGCCGTCACTAGGCGAATGCCGCGCAATCTGGCCAGGTCGTTGGGGATCGTCTCGCCGCGCTTGGCCAGGAGCGTCTGCGTCGGCGTCCGCGCGGTGTAGCCGTCGCCGAGGAGAAGACGCAGACCTTCGAGGAAGACGGTTTTGCCGTTCTTGCCGCCGCCATGCAGGATGAACATGCAGCGCTCGGCGGTCGAGCCGGTGAGCGTGTAGCCGACTGCCCGCTGCACGAAGCCGATCAGGTCCGTGTTGCCGTCCATGATGCGATGAAGAAACGCTTGCCAGCGCGGGCAGTCGATGCCGGGCCGGTACTCGGCGGCGAGGCGGCGCGTGATCAAATCCTCACGCCGGTGCGGGTGCATTGCGCCGGTGCGGAGATCGACGGTGCCGTTGGCGCAGTTGAGCAGCCAGGCGTCGCGGTCGAGGTCGTCAGGCCAGACGGCGATACCCGGTTCGCTGCGGGCCAGCGAGAGCATCGCCGCGATGCGGTGCGCCTGCTCGGAAAGCATGGCGTGATGATGAAGCGCCTCGCGATCCTTGGCATCGACAAGCTCGCCGACCTCGGCGTAGATCGCCAGGACCGTGTCCTTCGCCAACCGCTCGGCGACGGCCGGGTCGAACGACCAGTGCGTGCCGTTCCAGGCGAGCCAGGCGTTGAACGGGTAGCAATAGCGCAGGTTCGCGCCGTGGCGGCGAACGAGGCGCTGGGCGTTGCCGTAGTCGGTGCAGCCGAGGCCTCGGAGCAGATCGGGCGCGGCGGTGCGGTCATCGGTCACCTTGGGCGGCCGCTGGCGAATTTCCTCGAGGCCATCGCGGAAACCGCGCTCGAAGGTGTCCCGCGTCTTCTCAGGTTCCTCGGCGAGCAGGCCGCACAGCTCCGCGCCGCGCAGGCAGAGCGACCGGGCCTCGGACTCGGCGATGCGGTTCTTGGCGCAGGCGTATGCGGCCTTGTTCAGGGCGTCGTTGCGAAAGCCGGAGACGACGAAGCCGCGCAGGAAGTCGAGCACTTCCCTGCTGAGGCGATGCGAAGGCGCGGCCGGCAACCTGGCCACGACGCACGATTCCAGCGTTCCGCCCTGGTAGACATCGCCGCCCGACTCGTTCGGCTCGTTCGGCAGCCACATCTGGGATCGCTTGGGCGACTTGGGAAAGCACTCAATGTCGCCGCGCCGGTTGAAACCCCAGGCGTTCGCCCAGTCGAGGAACTCCTCGACGCCGATCGGCTCAGCCAGGGCGTAGAAGCAGTGCCGCCCCTTGCCGCCCTTGCTGGTGAATCGGATCGCCGCCGCGCCGAGAAAGCGGTCGATGGCATCGGCCAGGTGGACGTTGCCGCCGTCGCCGCCGTGGTCGTCGAGATCGATGCAGAAGCGAGCAACGAGGCCGTCGCGGTGCGGCACCAGGCCCAGGCGCGTGCCGCCGGCGATGGTGTAGCGTCGGCCGTCCTTCGTGATCGATGCGAACTCCTCGCCGGCCAGCGTCCCGGACCGGTACGCAGCGATCGCGCGAGCCACGTCCTCCGAGCCGTTCACCCAGCCGGGGCCGTCGCCCTTGGCCTTGGCGTACATCACGCTGACGGTGTCGGGCTCGCAGTGCGGCAGGAGCCAGTCGAGCAGGGCCAGGCGATCAATCGTCATGCTCGACCTCCTGGCCCTGGGAAGCGTCGTCAACGGACTCCGCCGCGTCATCCACGCGCTGTCGCGACTGCTTCTCAAGCACGTCAAGCAACACGCTGGCCCACGCCGCCGCCACGTCGTCAGGCATCGTAGGCAGGTCAGGTGCTGCCACGTCAATGGGTTCCGTTCGCATGGTGTTGCCTCTCTCCTGTTCCGCAGGGTTGCCGATCACGTCTCGCCGCGTTCCCTGGCGATGCGTCGCAACTCGGCCGCGATGTACGCCAGGTCGGCGTCGCTGAAAACTCGGGAATGACCCGCCCAGCCGGAAGGTCGAATGCGCCGGGAGCGGATCACGTACTCGACGCGATGCACTTCCACGTCCAGCCGCCGGGCGATCTCGCCGACGGTCAGCAGCGTCTCAGGTTCGGTCATGAGCGTGCCCTTTCCCGGCGAACCTGGGTGCGTTGTCGGATGCACCGCATCCGGCAAAACAGGCCCTCTATTTATGGAAGGGGACGACTTCGTGACCTTTGCCGGGGAACGGTGTGACCTTCTTCAGCAGGCACGCGAGAGACGACATTTCAGGCTCGTCGGCAAATGCGTAAAATGACCGGGTTCCGGCACTCTTCGGGCAGACTGCGGATCGTGACCATGACCAGCAACAACGGCAAGAAGCAAAAGATCAGGGCGGGCCAGGCGTACCTGGAGGCCAGCGCCAATGATCCGAAAGCGCGGCAGGCACTGGTCAAGCTGCGCCTCTACGCCGCAAGCATCCGGGCAGTGGGGCCAGCGCTCAGCAAGGCCCTGACGGTGCTGCGCGATACCTTCTTCCTTCTGGAGCAAGGCGGTTCGTTGGAGCTCGAAGATCTGCGTGCCGAAAAGGAACGTGCCTTCGCGGAGTTGGCCGATCAGATGCAGGAATCGCTCCAGGCGGCGAAAGCCGACCTCGCGGCCCGAGGGTTCGACCCGCCCGGTAGCGAGTGGGAAGATTGGGAACACCTGGCCCGCATCATCGACAAGGATTCGGGAACGCTGACGCTGCGCGAGATTTACCAGTGGGCCATCGCCTGGGCCGACCGCGAGAAGGTGCGGCTGCGCCTGGCGAAGGCCGAGGGCTTGCCGCCAACAAAGAAGGAGCAACCCAGGCGAGGCGATTCGACGACCGAGGACGACGCCGGTGTCCGCCGCGACCCGCACGACGACCGCATCGCCTGGTGCATGGGGAGGCGAATCTACCTGGGGAACGACACGCAAATCAGCCGGTTGTTCTGGCTGCTGGCCTCGCCGGTGGGCCGGGCCTGCTCGCTGGGCGAGGTGCAGCGGGCCGTCGATGGCATGGAGACGAACGCCGACATGGGCGTTTCCGCTGCTGATCTGCGGAAGGCCGGCCAGCGAGTCCGCAAGGTAATCGCCAAGCTGCGTCAGGCGCTGCGGGAAGGCGAGGCGGACGCGCACCTGCTGATCGTCCGTGGCGGCAGCGCCAAGGACCCGGAATACACGCTGGTCTTCCGCCACGCCCGCAAGAGCTGAAGCCCGAACGCGGCCCCGTCTGGCCAAACCTCTCGTTATCCAAAAGCGCGCCTTTCGAGCACCCACCTTGAACGGCATGTTCAGGCAGCGTGCGATCTCGTTGAGGATTTCCTTCTTGAACTCGGCATAGGTCGTGGCGGGTTGCTCCGCTTGCAACTGCGACATTTTCCAGCCGCCCGGCATGGTCACGAGCGCCCGCGACTCCAACTCAATCGGCTCGAACGGCTCGGCCGCTTCCGACTCGCCGCCGGCCGGCGCGTCGGTGTAGAGGATGCCGGCGAAGTCGGCGGCGGTCTCCGCCGCCGCGATCACCGCCAGAGTGAAGCGCCGGAGTTGGGCGAAGAGTGGCAGCGCCGGCATGATGTCCGGGATGCCACGTGCCTGGCCCGGCCGGTCGGCGCGAAACCAGTGCAGCATTGCCGCCGCCGGCACGCGGTCGTAGTCGAGGAAGAAGCGCCGGGCGGTCTCGCCGGGATGCTCCTTCAAGACGTGGTACTCAACCGGGTTGCCGGCCTCGTCGAACACGATGCCGTCAACGGCGTTCGCATCGAGGGACGCCAGGTCCGGCGTGCAAACCTGGTCGGCTTCGACGAGACGCAGGTCGAGCTGCACAAGTGTCGGCAGTTTCGGGTTGCTGGTCAGGATGGCAAAGCCCTCGCCATCCTCGGCCCGCGCCGTCCTCAGCGTGCGGAGCTTTTCGGCCAGGTTGACGGCCCTGGCCCAGGCCGCGAACTCCCGCTCGATCCGGCGGTTGGCCTCGGCGTCGGCCGTCAGAAGTTGCAGGCGCGGCCCGGTGCCGATGGTGTCGTTGGCCAGGGTCAGCACGATGCCGCGCGCGTAGCTGTTGTTGGCGACCTCGTAGCGGGCCCGGTTCCGCAGCACGCGCCGGACCTCGGCGCTGTTGGCGGCGTTGGCCGAGAGACCATCCGCGTTGGCCCAGTGCCGGCGGTTCTCGTCGTTGGTCACCGCCGCGTCGTAACGGGCGTGGAGCCAGCGGACGGTGCGTCC